AAGACCTTTAACATTGATATTTTTTTCCGTTACCTATGTAATAGGATGGTACTTAGATTACCCTTTGGATAGTATTACTGGATTACTTAGTTTAATTGTTGGAGCATACTTTGGGAGCAGGGGTATAGAAAAAGTTATGGGAAATAACAGACACAAATAAGGAAATTTTTTTTATATTTATAAAACAGTCGCAAATCTGTATAAGTTGCTAAACTTTGGGTAACCACTCCGATTGGATCAGATAAATAAAAAAAAGTTCTTTTTGCAGGGGGTTTTTCTTTCTTTTTTCTTTTGGTTACTTTTCTTTTTTCTTTCTTTGTTTATAAATTATTATCTTTATTAAAAATTATATTATGAAATATTCAAATGAGTTAGTTGATAAAATATTAAATTACACTTATTCAAAGAGAATAAAAATAGATAAACTCTTAGAGTTAGATGCTAATCAATATTGTAATTCAGGAACAGATTCAACAATATCCCATAAACAACAAGTCCGAAAAAACAGCCGATATATCTACAGAGCAATACAAAAAATTAATTATGAGATGGGTAAGAAGTTTTTACATTGTCAAGATAAATAATGGCTAAAAAAAAACTCACAAGAAGTAAACTTGTAAAAAAGCTAGACACAATATTCAGTTTATATATTAGATTAAGATATGCAGAAAATGAAATCGTAGAATGTTTTACCTGTGGAAAAAAAGCACACTACAAAGATAATATGCAATGTGGTCATTTTCAATCACGCAGACATTATTCTACTCGGTGGAACTCTATTAATTGCCAAGTTCAATGCAAAAGCTGTAACGTCTTTCAATATGGAGAACAATTTGTTTTCGGTTTACGATTAAATGCAAAATACGGAGAGGGAACTGCAAAAAAATTACAACAAAAAGCAAGACAATTAGTAAAGTTATCTACAGATGACCTAGTTATGTTGATAAATAAATATAAGGACTTGACAGATATTAAAAAATAATTCTATCTTTGTAAAAGTTCTGTTCATTTTGTCTTTGGGAAAAAGGGGATAATTTTATATTGTCCTTTTTTTTTATCTTCAAATTAGGTTTTATAAAATTTTTTGTTTATATTTGTTATTAAATAAATACATTATGAACATAGAACTAATAGATAACCCAGAACAGAGACAGAAATTTATCAAGGATAATATTAATGTCCAATTAGACAATCAAAAATTACTTAAAGAAGCCCAATGGAATGTACAATTTTATGAGAAAGAAGTCATAAAATCATTTGAAAGGCTTGAACTTGCAAAACTTTCTTTAATACAATTAAAGTTAAGTAATGAAAAATAGAAATAGCTATGAAAATCTGATGACACCTTTTTATCAGGCGAGGATTGAAGCTATGACCAGAGAAATCAAAAAACTTAATGGCAAGATAGAATGCCTAGAAGCAAAATTAGAAATCAAAGAACAGAATTATGAATAAAGAAAAATTAAATGAATTATATGTTAAATATAATCTAGCTAAAGACACAGATTTTTGGCAAAAAACATTGGGAGGTAAAACTTTCACAATAGTAACAAGAACAGGAATTGAAAAAATCCAAAATCAAGAACAAATAAATGTTATTTTTGATGCAGTTGTTACTGAAAAAGATTTTGCAGTTGTAAAAGCAACAGCAAGTAAAGACAATAAACGAATAGAAACGTATTCATCTGCATTAAAAGGAAATGGAGGAAATTGCTTCACTTCCTATGTAGTTGAAATGGCTGAAAAAAGAGCTTTTGCCAGAGCAGTATTAAAATTGACAGACTTTTACCAAGAGAATGTTTTTGGAGAAGATGAATCTGCTGATTTTAAACAGAAAATTAACATTATAAAACAATAAAAGTTATGAGTACATTAATTAAAGCAAGTATCAGGGTCGATAAACTCCCTAAAGAAAAGTTTATCAAAGGTAAAGATGGTGCAGTTTATTATAATTTAACTGTATCGGTACAAGACGAATCTCGTTTTGGAAATAATGTTTCAATCTTTGATTCTCAAACTAAAGAAGAACGAGAAGCAAAAAAGAATCGAAATTATTTAGGTAATGGTAGAGTTATTTGGACTGATGGTAATGTTTTACTGTCAGAAAAAACAGAAGAAGTTCCTGCTAAAACAGAACAAGAAACATCCGACTTGCCATTCTAAAAATTATTTTTTTTTAAATTTAGAGGGTGGTTTTAATTAATTTACCCTCTTTTTTTTTATATTTATTTAATGCAAAAACCAAACAATGAACTAGAATTAAATTTGCAATTTGGAGTAAATATGCAATTAATTGAGGATGAGTGTTTAATAACAACATCCGTATCAATGGACTATCCTCCAGTCGCAATTTCGTTAGGAGAAAAATTAATCAAATCACACAAAGGCGACCAACTTGTTCCAATTCCTTTAGGAACGTATGGTAATTTTAGCTTTGTACAAGCACCACCTAAAACTAAAAAAACTTTTTTTATATCTTTGTTAGCAAGTGTCTATCTTTCAGGCAAGAATAATTTTGCAGGAAACATTAAAGGACATAGAGACGGAAGATGTTTATTACATTTTGACACAGAGCAAGGAAAATGGCACGCACAAAGAGTTTTTAAAAGGGCAATTGATATGTCTAACGTGGATGGAAGTGAAAATATTTGCTATTATACTTATGGTTTACGAACTTTAGGATTTAAACTAAGAATTAATTTTATTGAATATTGCATAAAAACAAAAAGAAACACAGGCTTAGTAATCATAGATGGGATAGCAGATTTGGTAGGGGATGTGAACAACCTTGAGGAATCTAATGCTTGTACACAAAAACTAATGGAATGGAGTGCAAAATATAATTGTCATATTATATGCGTTATACACTCGAACTTTGGTTCAGACAAACCAACAGGGCATTTAGGCAGCTTACTAGAGAAAAAATGTGAGACGCAAATACAACTTGAAGCGAACACAGTAAACAAAGAATGGGTAACAGTTAAATGTAAAAGAAGCAGGGGTTATGCTTTTGAAACTTTTAGCTTTGAAGTAAATGAATTAGGACTACCGTGTGTAGTTGGGGACTTATTTGACCCCTTAACCTAATGAAAAATGATAAAAAAACAAATGCAATTACTTGCTAAAAAGCATAGTGATTGGATAAAAGTTGTAAATTCGTTTGGATGTAATACATCTATGTCTGAAGATTTGGTTCAAGAAATGTATATTAAAATCCAAATTAAATTAGAAAAGGGATTGGATATTTCTTATAACAAAAATGATATCAATTATTATTATATTTTTAAAACTTTACGCACTTTGTTTTTAGACTTAAAAAGAAAAGGAAAAAATATTAAACGAGTACCTGTAGAAAATATAAGGGCTACAGATGACACTATTGACTATGAGGGAAAATATAATTTAGTTAAAAAGGAATTAAATAAAATGTATTGGTATGATAAAAAAGTCTTTGAGTTAATTAATAAAGGAGAAAGCATTGCTCAACTATCAAGAAAAACAGGCATACAATATTACTCACTATACAACACCTATAAAAAAGTAAAAGAAAAATTAAAAAAATTATTATGATACACAGCTTATTAAGTAAAATTGGAATAGAGACTTGGAAAGACATTCCTGATTATAATAGACAGTATCAATCAAGTAATTTAGGCAGGATTAGAAGTTTGAGGCTTAATAAAATAAAATTGCTTTCTGTAATCAAAGATGCTACAAATAGATATGTAGTAAACACATACTGCAAAAAGAAAAAAAAACAGATGAAAGTATCGGTTTTAATGGCTATGGCTTTTTTAAATCATAAACCTTGTGGACATAAATTAGTTGTTGACCATATTGATAATAATAAATTAAATAACAGACTTTATAATTTACAAGTAATAACACAAAGACAAAATTGCTCAAAAGATAAAAAGGGAACTTCTAAATACACAGGAGTTCATTGGTATAAAATAACTAAAAAATGGAAATCTTCTATTTGGATTAATGGTAAAGAGAAACATTTAGGATATTACAAAAAAGAACAAGAAGCAGCTCAAGCATATCAAAATGAATTAAAAAAATATTATGAAATTAGGAAACTTAGTTGAATTTATAATCAAAATTATAACTTTAGGACAAGGAAAAAAAATAGCAAATTGGATTGCTAAAAAAATGGGATATGAAAGATGCGACTGTGATAATCGTAAAGAATCCTTAAATAATCTCAAAATTAAAAGATGGTAAAATTTGAAAAAAATGATTTTAAAAAATGGACTATATTTAGAATGGAAAAAAAGCAGCACCTATCAAGAGCAGAGTTTGAAATGGTATGCTACTTCCACAGCAAATACTACAAACATTCATATTATCTACCTTGCACCTGCTCCCCAAAAAAAATAAACAATTGGATTTCAGATTTAAATAAAATTTGGGATAGTGGGGATTAGAGAGGTTCATAAATGGGAAAAGGCAGTAGTGATGCTTTTAAACTTAGACGGATGGGATTTAAAATGGTCAGGTAAAGGGTATGCCCATTATGACGCCAAAGGTAAAACTCCAAAAGGGTTTGACTGTGTTATTGAAATGAAATTTCGTACCACTTATTATGAAGATAAAATGTTGGAAAAATATAAATACGATGCTTTAATGAAACTAGATAAAAAAATCATTAAACTTTATTTTATAAATGACCCTAAAGGAAATTTTATGTATTGGTTAAATGACTTAAAAATGCCTGTTCCTATTGCAATGTATTGCCCTGACACTACACTATGGACTAAAAAAAAGGTTCTTAAACCTGTCTATCTACTCAAGGAAAACCAAGCCAGTAGAATAAATATCAATAATACTTATTAAATTATTTGTTTATAAGTAATATTATTTGTATATTTGTTCTATGGTTAAAACAAAAACAATAGAACTAGAAGTCGAAAATGTATGGCTAGATATTGAATATAGTTATACTGAGGGAGAAAAAGAAGTAACATATTACCCTGATGGAAGTGGTAGCCCTGCAAGTGCTCCGAGGGTTGATGTTTATTCAGTAGAAGCAGGAGGAGTTGACATTACAGAAATAATATCTGATTATGTTTTTAATGATATTGAAGAACAAATCTATAAAACGTATGAAGATTAACAAGGTAATAAAGTTTTATCAGGAAACAACACCTGAAGAAAAATGTCATTTTTTAAATATGATAGCAAAAAATATATGTGTACCTGTGCAAAAAGAGGATGGATGCCACGTGCTAGAACTAGACGAGGAAGTTCCTGTTTGTATGAATGGAACATTTTATCAAATTAACACAGAAGAATTATATAAAGACGAAAAACTTAAACAAGATGAAAAAAACAATTAAAATAATAGGAGAATTTTTATTTGTAGCAACGCTGTTCTTTTTATGTTGGTTATCCTTAGTTATATATTATGGATAGAGACAACAAAAAAATGGAGAACAAATATAAATTAATGGCGTGGTCATTAGTAGGGTTGTTTATTACATTATTCTATATACTTTTCAGCCAATGATATTATTAATTGACGCTGATAGTTTAGTGTTTGCCAGTTGCTATTCAGGAACTGAAGAAAAATATTATACAGAAATAGAAGATTCGGCAGCAAAGTTTGACGAACAACTGATGGGAATTGTAAATCGTTTAGAGGAAAATTTTGATGTTAAAGAAGTCATTACCTTTAATGGCAGTAAAGGAAACTTTAGAAAAAAAATTAATCCTTCTTATAAAGCAAATAGAAAAAAACAAGAACTACCTCCCTTGTTACACAAAATGCACCAATACGTTAAAGACACGCATAACAGCGTTTATGGATATGGACTTGAAACTGACGACTTAGTAGCTAGATATTGGAAAGTGTTATCAAATGAAATTGGCAGAGACAATGTAATGATAGTAAGCATAGATAAAGACTATAAACAATTTCCTTGCTTAATTTATAATTATCATTATAAACATAAATGTATTTATGACATAAGTAAAGCAGCAGCTCTATATAATTTTTATGAGCAAATGATTATGGGGGATGCAAGCGACAATGTAAATTACTTCTACGGTAAGGGCAGAGCCTTTGCTAAGAATCATTATAAAGGATGTAAAACAAAATACCAATACACTAGAAAATTATTTGAATTATTTAAAAAAGAATATAAAAGTAAAGCAAGGGAAAAATACATTGAATGTTATAACTTACTAAAATTAAGAACACAATGAATACAAGACAAACATCAATAGATTGCTATAACGAAATAAAAGCAAATGGCTTACTATCAAAAAGAAGATTAGAAGTTTATGGAGCTTTATATACATCAGCACCTTGTACATCTTCAGAAGCTATAAGAAACGCTAAAACTACATTTGGAGTATTCGGAGTAAGTTCTAGATTTACAGAGCTTAGAGATTTAGGAGTTATTTATGAAAAAGGTATTAAAAAATGTAGTGTTACAGGCAGGAATGTTATAGAATGGGATTTAACAGATAGATTACCTATAAAATTTAAGAAGAATTATAAAACAAAAAAACAAAAAATTGATGATGCTATAAATTCCTTGCGTGAGTTATATAAAAACAAAAACAATAGCACAAATGAGGATTGGAAAATAGTTGCTGATTTAATTAAAACAATATAAAAT